ATCTTCTATAGATGACCACCAATCATTCAATGCTATGTACATACCCTTTGGAGTCATTTTGTCGATCGGAAGTTTGCGAAATGACATCAATCTTCCAAGATTGCCGCCCAATGGTCGCACTTTTTGCATTAAGTCATCTATCAATCTTAATTTTCTATCTATTTCTGTAGATAATTTAATTTGTTCTGCATTTTTAGATTTTTTAGATTTTTTCTTATCAACATTACCCTTTTTCATATTTCTGCCTAGAAATGTGTCCAAGAAACCTTCATCAACAGATTCTCGAATACCACCCTTTGGCATATTTCTCATTTTCTGAGATTCGATCCAACCCTTTGCCTTTGGGTCCGTAGGGGCCCGGCGAATCCACTTTTCAAGTTTTTTGTGTACAACTTTGCATCCCGAATGCCAATCAGCACCATTCGAATTATCAATAACATACATGTTGGATTTTCCAAAAATACTTTCATATTTTTTCAAATTCTTTTGAACGTTATTCCACATTTCGGAAACTTTATCTGCACCGATAGTTCTAGATCTGTTTTGATCTCTATCAATCGCCGTCTGCAAATCTGTATTGACATATATCATTGCACATTCATATCCAACCTTGTCCAATAACGCCTTCTGTCCCTGCACCTTACTAACATTTGATCCAGTACCGTCGATAATCACACCCAAACGGCCGTCAACATATAGAGACTTTTGTTTCGCAGTAATTTCGGTTGCTTTAACTCTAATTTCTTGACCTTTGTCGGACCAAATATCAGCAGAGTTTTTAGGGTCTAAACCGGCAGCTTTCAAAAGTTTTTCATATGCAGGGTCCGGATTGACTACGCGCATCCCAATATTGATAAGTCCTAACTGTCCGCCGCCCATAAAAATTCTAGGATCTCCGCCGACAGACGGCGAAAGAGTTTTGCTGGCTGAACTCTTTTCAGTACCAATAAAAGATTTTCCAGAGCCGGGCCCCCCGGCAAGAAATACTGCCTTAAAAATTGCAGTGTCATTAATACCTTCAGAAAGATAATCGACAATAATATCGCCCATCATAACTTCTTCATAAAATTTTCTAATCGACTTATCCATTACTTGTCCCATGCCTTTGCTGCGTTGAAATTGTTATAACTGAATTCCATTCTGTCTACTAATTTTATGGCGTTTTGTCCGGTGCTGTCAATGGCGACATAACCTTCGGGATTAGACACCTTATAACCATTATCCACTTTAACAAAAATATCAGTCATTTGTCTGATACTATTTAGTTTATTTACAATTAGAGATTTTGCCGCTATCAATTCTTCCATAAAATCTACTATTGCATATGCAACAGAATCTAGTTTAATAAGTTTTTCTACTAACTCATCGCGTAAAGCGGCCTTGGCCGCTCTTGACTTTTCGGTTTTCAATTTCATTATAACTTTTTCATCAAAGTGTTTTTTGACATACATTGAATAACCAAGATTTTTAACATTTTTTGTAGAAATATTTTGACCTTCGCGGATATATGTATTCAAGTATGTTTTGAAACTGGCACCAACCAAACCCTTATTCAGTGTCTTGTTTTGCAGTTCCAAAAATGTTTTCAAATCGGCGGCCTTAATTTTCTTAAATTTTCTCCCAACAGACGACAAAACACCATTCAACGCAGTCGTTTCGCTTTCAGTAAATTTTGCACTACCGGAGACATCTTTATATGTCGCATCATCCATCCAAACAGATGGGATATTCTTCATTCCAGAAATATTCGCGCCGAAACTTGCAGACATTGACTGCAAATCTTTACCCTTATAAGTGGTATGCCACACGACACCAATTTTCGCGGCGGAGATAGTTTTGCCGAGTTTCGACGATCTTTCTACTGCATAAATTAATGTATTTGGTTGAAAAGTAACGTAGTCTTTACCACCCAAAGTTTTGTTTTCTGTGTCGTTTGTGAACATTAAATCACCCTGCAACACACCCTTAATACCCAATTTAGAAAATTCCGTGAAAGAAATTTTGAATTTGTCCTTCAGTGTGTCATTCAACTTGGTGTCTGCATCTATCTCGGCGATAGATTTATACAACAAAGGGACTGCATTGAATACAGATTTTTTTGCAATGAAAAATTTACCATCAGAAGGATCTGTTCCCGCAAAAACCGCTGGGGCCCCATCCCATTTGACGGTCATGTTCATCTTACGACCAGATTCGCCCTTCAACATGTCTCGCAAAGATAGCAAAAAATTGACTGCGGCTCGTGCGCCGTTGATTCCCCCATTTAAAATCTCATCTTCTAAATGTTCTAAATGTAGGTTTTTACCACCTTTAGATTCTTTCAAGAATCTACCGAAACTACGCATATTTTACTTCTCCTATGTTCGTATTCTATATTTATATTATGGTGTATTTCAACCAGAGCATTCTTTTTCTATTTCTTTTTTGAATTCTTTAGTCATACTACCTTGAAATTGTGGTTGTGATGTAAATGAACCTTTATATCTAATTTCCAAGTTCATTATTTTCATATTTCCTTTTTTCAAGGTAAAGAATATTTTTGCGGCGTCAGATTTTCGTGTTGCATCAGCATCTTGCACAATCTTATATGGCAAACCTTTATTTTTATCATTAATTCTTTGCAATCCACAAAGAGTTGTTTTCAATGGAAATGTTTTTGCAGGACCAATAAAGATTTTTTTGTCTTTTTTAACATCCCCAATTCCTGTCATCAATGCGAAAACAAATCTTTTACCCTCTAACTTTTTGGAATCAATTTCTGAATCCAAATTTATCTTTAATATAATATTAATTAATTCGCTTGCAAGTTTTTCAGAACCTTTGTTTATCAGTTTTTCAATTTTTTCCCATAATTTATTACCCGTTTTTTTCGATAATTTATTATTGACAAACTTTCTCATACTTTTAGGATCTTTAGTATTATCATTTAAATATCCACCATCGGCATCTGCATATCCTTTAGTGTCAATATATCCTTTACCTTCTTTACCAGAACCAAATTTAGTTTTGTCAATACCTTTAGACTTAAATAAGTCTTCATTCGACAAACTATTATAGTTGTTGATATCTTCTTTTAGAATTATCTTTTTCTTTACAGCCTCTTTGATAAGACTAGCAAAATAATCCGTTCTAGCTATTATCAGTTCTGACTTCAAAGGCATAAACTCAGGCCCGTCGAATACTGTATCAAAGGCCTTATTAATAAGAGTTGGATCGGCAGCTTTAACAGTCCCTTTTTTCTTCAAAGATATACCATAAAATTCTTTTTTATCTGCACTACAAACTATGTCAGAAGAATTATAATCAGCAAACCCATATGCCGAAACTTGAAAATCCCGCACAGCGGCGGGCCAGATATTACCTGTCATATAAGTAGTTATACTTGAAGAACGAACACCCATAAATTTTCGTATTCCTATTGCAGCAGAAACTCCCACAGCCATATCTTTTTGCTTGGCCAAGTCGTCAGGTTTCAAAAGCTTTTCAAAGCCGTCCTTAATCGCAGAATTTCCAAATTGGACAAGATTTTTGCCCGAGAGAATACCATCAGATATCAATTTACACAAATCATCTAAATTACCAGTGCGTTGAATTTTTTCTAAATGGGTAATTGGGTACTGTAGTGCTACAGCTGTCATTATTTCTGATGCTTCATATGCCATTTGACTCTCCTTCTATAGTTATATTTATATACTATTTTAGAAGGAGAGTCAAGAGTCAATTTACATGTAATGCAAATATGTTCCCACGATATACTTATCATCTGATATCGCTGGCTGGGCCTGGTGTGGGTGCGTCCAGAAAGGCGGGAAGATTGCCAATCGACCACGTTCAGGTGTAATGCTAGTATTATAGTCGGGAAACACAGTTTCGCCACCCTCTTCTACAGAGTTGAGATAGAAGAAACATACCAAAAATCTGCGGGCGGAGGCATAGTCTCCCACATCTGCATGATATTTAAAATCATCATCAGTACCGGCTAAATATTTTTTCATTCGGACTTCTTCATTTTGACACTGATTTGGAAAAAATGCAATATTATTGTGTTGTCTATAACTTTCTACATATTCCGACACCTTACCTAAAAGCAACATAGACAGATCCTCAAAATCTTTACTCATATCTTTCAGAGCAGGATCAAAAAAATTCAATTCGGTGAAGCTTCTATATTCGGCATGTTCAGTCTTTTTATGATGTTCAGATGCTTCCTCAAATTTTTCGATAATATTGGTACATTCTTGTTCTGACAGTACATTATCCCAGACCGAGATAAATGCGCGGTTTCCATCTGGCGGATTGACTTTAAATTTTTCTTGGTCAATCTCAAAATGGTGCTGCGCATCTCCACGATTTTCATCCATATTTTCTTGTACCTTTGTAAGTGCCTCTGGATCGATACCAGTTTCAATTTCTGTATTTTCATTGGTCATAGTTTAATCTCCACATTTCCTATTTTTTTGCTTGTTTTGTTGTTTGAGAAACTTTCCTTAAAGCTGCTCTCTTTAGTATCCTGTATTAATTCATCTTGCGCGTCATCTTCAACGTCATATAATCGCATCTTAGGACGATCTACACCCACAACAAATCTTTTATGTTCGTTTGGATCGTTGTAACGGTTCTTGAGTTGTTTAATGAGAATTTGTCCCATTTCTTCTAATTCTTCGGTTGCGATTAATGCAAACATTAAATCGGCAGTCGCTGGTAGTCCAAATGACTCCGAAGTATCTGTCAAATCAACATCACTGTTACCGTACCCGCCGCGAGTTGTCTGTGTGGCGGTAACAATTGGAACATTGTTTTCGACTGCGAGGCCTCGTAATTCTTCGGCAATAGATTTTATCAGTGTATATGAATTTGCACCGGAGCCGGCCTTAACCCTCGATGACGAACAGATATTTAGATAGTCAATATAAATGACTTTTGGTCTGAAATTCTTTTTGAGAGACAACTCATTCAATAGGTGTCTAAAATGATTTGCATTGGCCACGGCAGTCGGATATTCCTTAATAATCAATTTACCAGTGGTCTTGTTTTTCAACTTATCAATTTTTTTATCAAACGTACTTCTTGTCATACTGGCAACATCGCCAATAGAAGTATTCAACAGATTTGCATCAATTCTTTCTGCAATCTTTTCTTCAGACATTTCAGCAGTAATATAGAGAACATCAAACCCCATCAACAAATGGTTGGCAGCGCAATCACACATGAACAACGACTTACCAACACCAGTACCGGCAAGAGCGACATTCAACGTCTTTTTAGGTAAGCCACCCTTCGTAATACGGTTCAACATATCTAAATGGAAAGGTATCTTTTCCTCTACTCGCTGATAAAACTCAAATCGAGATTCCCAATCTTCAATAAAATCGTGTCCGATATTACTGTCAAACGATACTGCAAGAGCCTCGCTCAAAATCTTAGGCATTTCACCCTTTTCAGGCGAATCGTCATTAATAATAGTGATGGACTTCATAACCGCATTATATATCGCTCGGTCTTGACACCACTTTTCAGTCGCATCCAATTGCCATGCACTATTTCTATGTTCTTCTTTTTGGTTATGAAGATACGCAACCATATCCTTACATTCGCTGAAAATATTCTCCGAAACGTTTTTGTTGTCCAAAGATATCATCAACGAATCTTTTGTAGGAAGATCGTTATATTTTTCTATATGAGTCCGCATCAAATCATAAACGATTTTATTCGATTCACTCTGAAAATAATCTTTTTCAATAAACGGAAGGGCCTTTCTAACATAGGCCTCATCCGCAAAAAGACAATTCATCACTACCTGTTCAGTCAGTTCCATTAAGTTTTTTCGCTTCCAATATCAACTTTTCATATTCACTTTTAAGATGATCGGCCTGACGAAATAATTCATCAGACCTTTCCTGTTTACTCTTTTCTCCGGTCACACGAGTCATTGTAAATGTAGTCGGTTCTTTGTCCTCTGTCCCATAAACCTCTTTCCATTTATCTTTGGGACATCGGATATTCGCAATCTTGGCCTTGGCCGGCATGAAACATCCACACGCCTTGCAGATTTTTAATGTCTGACCATATTCTTCACAGGACCTACATGTTGTCAACCTCTGTTGATATATGTGATTTGATGCGAATATTTTACTCATTAGCCAACCCTATATTTACTTCTAATGTGCTCATCGAACTTTGGATCGCCAAGAATGGGATCCCAAAACTCATCAGTGTGAGTCTCTTTCTCCCGAAACTTTTTATCCATCACCTCACCAGTTTCCATATCGACTCGTTGTAACCAGCCACCGGATCTTGATAATACACCATAATCAACGGCCATGTCAATAAGCGCACTGAATTTATCTACACCTTTATCCCAAGAAACTGAAATGGGGATCTTTGACTTTTCTTTTACAAAGCGAGATTTTTCAACATTGATAACAAAATGATATCCTTGAATTTCTGTACCGACTTTATCTTGTTGACGTCCTACAATCCAAATCGTATCGGCACTATAATACATACCAGTTCCGCCCGAAACTACCTTAGTTGGATACAACCCCTGAGAGTCGTATGTGTGGTTGATAGCAACCATAGGAATGTCCTTCATCGTTAGATGGGGTGTAATCATACGAAATAAAGACTTAAACTGCTTAGCGCGTGTCATGTCCGCTGCACTACTACCCTTCTCCGCATCTTCAACTTCTTTCTTAGATGCCAAGTTACCAACCGAATCCACCATAACGAACACTTTATCTTCAGTATCCAATTCATTCAATTGAGACACCATATCAAATTTAAGTTCTTCTAAATTGGTCACCGGAACGTGAATAATACGAGTCGTATCAATTTTGAAAATATCAAAATATCCCTGTGGCGTACCAAACTCCGAATCATAAAACAACACTAAACCTTCGGGGTTTTTGTCCATAAACGCCTTCATCATAATCAGGCCAAATGCCGTCTTAAAATGTTTGGAGGGGCCGGCAACCATTGTCAATCCTGACGAATAACCACCATTGATAGACCCAGAAAATGCAACATTCATTGCAGGGATATTTGTAGGTGTACTGTCCTTTTCATGTAGATATTTCGACTCTGATAGAACATTTACCCTACCATCTTTGAAAGACGAATTCTTTCGCAATTTTGCCATTAAGCCTTTACTCATATTTTTCTCCTATTTGATTCTTTCATTATAACACATTTTTTTAACAATGTCAAGGAAGTCTCCCATAAAATTTTACTGGGAGGCCTACAGATTTTTTGGCATTAAAAAGATACCAACAACAATTATCTTTGCCGACGCTTTTACTACCTTCTATCCACTTTACTCTGCCGACGCTCACCACCTTTTCCAACCATTTTTGATAGGGAGCAGATTGTTTTGTGTGCATCCAATCCGAATCAAATAACAACCATGTAGGCATTTGATTGGCGAGATTTTCAATGAGAGGGTGTAATATTTTTCTATTCCAAGGCGGATTCGTGATGCATATATCACATCCAACAATTTGATCTGTTAATGCATTTCCGACACCAACAGAAGGACATAATGGTTCTATATCAGTCATCCAATACCCTTTTAAATCTGTTAGTTGTTCCACATGCTTTACCAATCTACCGTCACCGGCACATGGTTCTGCAAACAACCCATTATATGGCAAATGAAATACAAGGGGCAACACCGCTTCTATCGGAGTGGGATAAAAGTCTCGCTCTACTCTTTCAAAATCACTTCGTTTTCCCATCACACTCTCCTAAAAAAAGTCATCCATTGTTATAATCTTTTCGAGTTGCCAGCCAATGGTATCAGTTATAGTTTTAATCGGGTCCAAAAAGGCCTTTTCAAACTGTTTGTTATAATCTACAAATCTATGCAAATCAAATTCTTCTGGCAGAATAGAACCTATCGCAATTGTATTATTGGCCAATGGGTTAGGCTCTTTCAGATAAACGAATTTTATCTTTTCGCCTTCTTGTATAATTGGATACGTCATGCCCAAATTATGTTTTTCGACTAACATGTTATAGTGAATGACTCCTTTAACATGGATGGGAGTACCTTTCTTAAATACATGAACGGCATCTCTGTATTTTTTCAAACCGTTGACAGAGCGCGGAAATGCAATCATATCAACATCCATTTTCTTAAATTCTTCGCGGAAGTTTTCAACATAGGCGATCAGTTCATCATTGTCACCTTTCATAATAACCTTAAACGACTGCTTTAACCTGTCACGGCAGGCCGCGGGGGTCGACGATCTTACCGCCTCAATACCCATAATTTTCAACTCGGGCGCTTTATAACGAACACCTTCGTTATCCCACACATTCAAAATATAACGTTTTTTTGCAGTCCATAGACCCTTGGATGCGATAACCTCTCTTGCCATGACCATTTTTTGGTCATATGAATTCATATACGAAGCAAGTTCTTCGTAAGACTTATTGATAAACGGTTCAAGTTTATCCTGAGCCACACGATCCAGAAAAGATACCACTTTGTCTGTAGGGACATTTCCTGCAAGATAATCCTTTTCTCCAAAGACTTTCGAAACCAAGTCGCTAAAAACAACGTATATTGAGTCCGTATCTGAAGCAATGACATATTCTTTGTCCTCCGTATTTTTTAGAGTTTTGTTCATGTATTCATTTACTTTTTTCTCGATCCAGCGAATACTTAACTGGCCCGACAGGGTGATAGACTCTGCCTGTCTGATATCAAAATATCTAAAATATTGATTTCCTAACGCACCATAAGCAGAGTTTAACAAAATCTTTGCAGCCATCTGTTTATTGTTTAACTGGGCAATTCTTTTATTGAGGTAGATAGGATCACCACCATCAATCAACTCTTGTTTACACTTCAACATCTCTTTCTTTGAGATAACTCTTTCGTCATACATACCTTGCATCAACTTGGGTAAGAACCCACGTTTTTTGTTATCGTACAGCACACCATTTGGCGTTAGAGAATATCCAAAATTCTGACAGGCCTCAGTGTCCGTTTTCTTTTCCAGAAGATCATCGACACTTGTATCAACTCTATCAGTCTCTATCAACGTTTCTGGACTAATATTGTATTGCATAATCAAATGCGGATATAGACTGTTCAAGTCAAAAGACAATACCCAATCGTGAATTCCGACATGCGGTTCTTTAACGTAACCACCGGCATAGGCTTCGGTTTTTCGGTTGAAAGTTTTTGGCGGGACGACAATATCATCTTTTTTCAAGAGATTAAATGCGATCGAATCCCAAGTCCTAATCGGCGACATAACCTCGTCATAATTGACTCTAGCCTGATATGCGATAGTAATTAACAATTCTATCAATTTTAACTTGTCGTCTAGTTTGTCAACTAATTCAACATCGATAATATTGTAGTCGATATATTTCTGATAATCTTGTTTATAAAACAAATGCATTGCCGAAAATTCTGAATGATCGAGTTTTCTTTTACCCAATTCAACTTGGGCAATATGATCGAGTCGGTAACTTTCTTGAGTGACATATGTGAATTTTTTATACAGATCGAGATAATCCGCGATAACCAATCCAGACAATTGCACTTGTTCGGTAAGCATACCACGAAGATTCTTTTGCACCTTATTCACCGAGCGGAAAGGCGAAAGTCTTTTCATCTCTTCTTCGCCTAGAAGTTTTGTGATTCTGTTGACAAGATATAACATATCAAAAGAGTTGACGTTCCAACCAGTAACAATATCAATGTCTGCCGCTTCCCAAATATTTAAGAAAGAACGCAGCAATTCCATCTCGCTCGTACACTTATAATATTTAATCTCTAAATGCTCAAGTGCTGGGTTTTTATTTTCCCAATCGCCAAGGCCCAACACAGTATAGAGCTCACCGGTCTTTAATGTGATTGCATTAACCCGCTCGATTGCCTCACTTGGCTGTGGAAATCCCTTTTCACATTCAACCTCGATATCGATGTTCGCGATATTAATCAAGTCTAAATCATATTCCAATTCGGTAGGATAGTAATCGGATATAAATGGATATATAAATTGGTTCATACCATACCACGCAGTCAAACCCTCCGATTCTTTGATTTTTCCCCTAGCAGCAGGAATGGACGGAAAGACAACTCTTTTCAGAGACTTCCCGTCCAATGATTTGTATTTGGTATTTGTTTCTCGCGTTTCGTGAAATAAAGATGGCTTATAATCCAATCGCAATTTTTGTCGCACACCGTCTTTATATTCTCTTATTAAGATCTTGCTGCCGTGATTCTGTACGTTTGTGTAGAAGTGCATTTTACTCTCATCATATAATTTATCTTATCTTATCACATATCAACGGATTTGTCAATACTATATTTTAACAAATCCGTGACTACCAGAAGAAGTTTGAATAGAAGGTTTTGAGGGTGGTAAAACTAAACCACTCCCAAAAACTTTGTTGTATTCATTAATCAACTCGTTCACTGGTTCTACGATAAAACCAACATAGGCCTCGCCCAAGTCTATACCATCTGATGATTTTGTATAT